AACATAGTCTTGCCGCCAATGTCAGAAGTTGAAAAAGCCGTAGTGATGGGGCCAATGTCAGAGGCAGAGAAAGATGGATACGAATCGGATTTTGTTTTGTGTTACCCAGGAGAACAAAATTCCGATTTGTTCAATTAGCCGGTATGAAGAATAGTTTTTGCTCTTTATAACAGAATACAGATTAAGGCAGTGGCGGACTAAGAAAGTGACGGACAGCTTGGACCTGTCTATAAATGAGTTACGAGCCTGCCTTATACATAATCCATCGTCGGCGGTGCTTATAGTAAGGCCAGTAATAGCCGTAAGCCTGCCCGATGGACTAATACCGGCTGGCCGATGTGTCGTGTCGCTTCGCATTGTCAGTCAACCAGCAATAGACGCCTCCTAATGCAGATAACGGCTGCTAACGAGTGTCGTGACGGGCCAAGGATGGCCCACTTTGCTGGTGTTTATCTGGTTGCGGCGTGGTGGGCACACGCAGGTGGCAGTCGCCTATTAAAAGACTGCATTGGAATACCTATGCTTGGAAACTCCGAGCAAATGCCCTATTGCGGGCCATGAAACGCATAGCACGTTCGAATCGTGCCAACCGGATTAGTGGTGTAGTTTAAGATGGAGAATACGGGTTCATGGCCGTGATACAGGTTACAGTCCTGTCGCCGCTATATATTAACAACCAATAGCTAAAAGGCTATAAAATGACAAAGAGAATCAGAGCAACATTGTTAGGGCAAAGAAAGCTGGTAGGCCGTCTTAGCGTCGCAGCGAATATATGCGGAACACCACAAGCGAACCTTGCTTTTGAGTGTGCCGAGGACGACTTAGATGCTATTGAGGCGCAAGTGGGCCAACTCGAAGCCCAGTTTGACGCCCCATGTAATATACCACCATTAAGCAGTGGAAAGAGAAAATGAAGTAAAGCGTGATCGACATGATCTACATTGAAGATGTAATCAAGCATTTTCAGGGTGAGTGGGAAAGAGCGGATAAGGACGCGGAACGGTTGGCAGTGATCGACAAATTGATAAGTGACGCACAGCAGTATCGTGTTGATTTATTTATGGAAATAGTAAAAACTAAATAGTAATCGAAAGGAAACGGAACAACGGAACAATGGAAGAAAAACTAAAGTACATCGGAACCAAAATTATCCACGCCCAACCTATAAATCTCGGTAACTATAACGAATATCGTTGTTGGGATATTCCGAAAGACGAGGATCCGGCCAGAGAGGGCTATCTCGTCACCTATCAGGACGGTTATGAATCATGGAGTCCCAAAGACGTATTCGACGCCGCATACCGGCGTTGCGACGCTATGACGTTCGGGCTGGCACTGGAAGCCGTGAAGAAGGGGTTGAAGGTTGCCCGGGCTGGTTGGAACGGCAAAGGGATATTTATATATATTCCAGCAGAGATAGGCGAAATGACTAATCCGTATATTGCCATAAACACAACCGGCTTACAGACAGACAATGCAGCTGCGCCAAAATGTGTTGTGCCATGGCTGGCGTCTCAAACAGACATGCTTGCCGAGGACTGGATGATCGTAGAATAAAAATTAAATAACGCGGGTTGACCTGGTAGGCATATCAAGTCATAACGACAAAAAAAGGCGGCAATCTGGTGCCAGAATCATCAGATGCCGCCTTTTTTTGTGCCCGAATGATCTTTGACAACGTGTTCATAAAGGCTAAAAAAATACCCCGGCCAGTTGGGATCTGGACCGGGGCGCAACGTTAGTTAGCGTCTGCGATCTGATCGATAGCGTCAGCATCCCACTGCAAGGGGCATTTACGCAATGGCAGCGGGTCCGGTAATCGGTGATCGGCTACCATGTTCTCAACGGTTTTAGTTGTCACTTTCAGTTTGACGGCGATCTCTTTTTTCGTGTAAGTACGCATTTTTGACTCCATCAACTGTTTAAAGTTTCCATTAATTCTTGAGCATCCGGGTTGTGGTTCTGGCAAGTCCAGCAAATCCACTTATCATCCACAAGCTCAGCATTGCAAGATTCATGCTCTACTTGGGAGATCGTTTCTCCGCAGAAGTCACATATTTGGTCTTTGCCATGGTCATAGTAGTTATCCATACTCATGTTTTACTCCGTTTCTGCCCATAAGGGCGTTAGGTTGTAGCTTTGGATATGGCAGCTTTGATGCTTTCAGCCATTTCAGCAGGGATATGTATATCATAAGACCCGTCCTTATTTTTACGGCTGTTATACATTTGGTTTTCAACAGCACTATTCGCCTCCAGCAATTCAGGTGCGGCGGCTATGAGTTTGGCGTTGTGATCAGCTTCTTTATGCCTTGCTTCGTTGTCAATACCGTCCGCCAAAGTGTTGATATCAGCGATCACTTGATCGTGCTTGCTCATAATGTGACGTATGCCGGTTGTTGTGACTATTGACCGCCACGGTTCTTTTGAATGCTTCATAATAAACTCCAATACTGTAAAAGGTTAATAAATTGTTATCGTTCCCAAGTAATACGCAGGAACCCAAGGGCAAGCGTTCTGTATGAATAATCACCCATGCCCCAAGTGCGATTGCTGAATTCGAATAATCTTGATAATCTAAACATGATCAAATCTCCAATAGCCACCATTGACTATAGATAGTATAACACACAGAATAGTAAAGTCAAGAAGAAAATAGAAAGAAAGAGAAAATAGTTGCTAAAACAGCCTTTATGATAACGTAAGACAGGAACAAATATTAAATAAAGTTTAGGATATTATGGCAAAGAAGAAATAAGATGCCGACTATTACAAATCCCGGAGTGATAGAGATGATAGTAAGTGCCTATCTTGCTAATGGGCTTGATAAAGGAGCTGCTGCCTTATCAATGGGATACAGTGAATCATATATTCGCAATGGGGATTGTGCTAAATTATGGGACAGAAGTGATGTAAAGGTTGAATTACGCAAGCAAAGGCTTGAATTAACACGAAAAACGGGGTTTAGTAAGGAGCAAGCGAGCGTGGACTTAGACGAAGACCGTCACTTGGCCCGCACCTTGAAGCAGCCAAGCGCGGCAATCAGTGCAACACAAGCCAAGATCAGGCTTTATGGCATGGATCAGATGGCCAGCAGTGATCAGACGATTATTATAATCAATCCACCAAAGCAATTACCCGCAACTAAGAGCGTGGCAAGTAGGGTGATTGGGGGCGATACCAATACCAAACAGCTACCACCAGAGCAAGTAGATTGTGCGTGAATTATGCTAAATACTGTAACTACAAAGACTTATAAGCTGTATCAGTCGAGACTTGGACTTGTAACCACTGGTTGGACAGACCAGAGAGAGCCAAGGAGCAAGCTATGAAACAAAACCAAACCGACATCTGGGTAAACGCATATAAAGCGAGTCCCGTATATAGAAGATTGCTGGAAAGTTGGGGTACGTCCATGTATCACATCCCCAAAACCAATAATAGTAATACCACACCTTTAAGAAAGGGAATATAATGTTAGTTTATAAGTGCGATGCTGGTTTGTGTGACGAGACCTGTGGTGAGTCGGAAATGGTAACACTGAAAGGCTATACTGGACAGTCTGGGGGTATTTTACTTCCGAAACGATTCCAGGAGAAGCATTTTTGCGATGCGAAGTGTTTTGAGGACTGGCTAATTCTGGAGGCTCAAGTGTGCAAAACAGAGATATGCGCGGCGAGAGGAACAGTAATAACTAATGCCAACTAAGACTATAAATTTTGACATGTTACAATATCAGTGGGACTTTTATGCCAACTAAAGAATTTGACACAAAACAGTTTCAGTGGGACTTCTTTTCCGCTGTTAATCGCTACCCGGCTATGATAGCTGGTTGGGGGAGCGGCAAGACCTTATGGTCATTGATGAAAGGAGTTGAGTTATCGAAGGCGTATAAGGATAATTTAGGCGTCATTGTAAGGTCAGAGGGCACTAAATTGCGTGATTCCACGATGAAGGATTTTACCAGACTGACAAATATACATGTGCCGCAAGGCACTAATGAAGCAAAATATGCTAACGGTTCTTCTGTTTTGTTTCGTAATGCGAAAGATTTATCGGGGCTTCAAAATGTCAACATAGGGTGGTTTTATATCGAACAGGCAGAGGAATTTCCCACAGATACGCAATTTCAGTTGCTTAGAGGTCGATTGAGGAGGGTTTTAACCCCCAAGGTGGAAGTTCAAGAGCGATTAATGAACACCATATCCCACCATACCAGCCTGCCTGCACTGAAAAAAGTCTCCGAGGACTGGCAGTTCTTATCTGGTGACGCACTCAACAAAGAAGGTAACCGGATTATTCATCCTGAACTTAAAGAGAATCCCGAAATAAAAGATGAAGATAAGTTTATGAGCGAACGGGATATTGCTGAGTTGGCATTAGTCAATCAGTTAGGTATTCCGTTACGTCAGGGAATAGTAATAGCCAATGCCAATGGACATAACTGGTGCTGGAAGATGTTTATTAAAAGCCCCCAGCCTATGTATTCTTGTGTACAAGCTACCGGATTCGATAATGCGGGTAATATCCCATCTGATACGCTTATTGATTGGGCGGACATGAAAATTACCGCTCCGGCAAAATATAAACAATACGTTATGAACTGTCACGATGAGGTTGATCTTGACGCTTGTTATTACGTTTCGATAATGAACAAACTGCGAGCGAATAATCACATCTGTCACGTTGCCTACGATCCATCTGTTCGGGTGCATCTTTCTCTCGATATTGGCCTCGACTGCACAGCGATATGGTTCCTCCAAGTGGTTAAGGGTCGTCGTAATTTGATTGATTATTATGAGAACACCGGCAAGTACGTCGATCATTACGCTAAAGTTCTGGACGACAGGGGCTATAACTATGGCAAACTGATACTGCCGCATGACGGGGCTGCCCGGAGTAAAACTGATGGCGCAACTTACGCCAAATGCCTGAAAGATATGGGCTATAATGTACTTGTTAATACCCGGATAAAGACGAAAGATGTTGGTATCAACCTGACAGCTAATGCGTTGCCGTCGTTTTACATCGACGAGGATAAATGCAAAGACGGCATAGAAGCCTTGGATCACTACCGCCGAGAGTTCGATGAGGAGAATAAGGTTTACAGGGAATATCCGCTCCACGACTGGGCTTCACACCCTTGCGATTCGCTCAAGGAAATGTGTCAGGCGTTGAAAGCCGGGAAGCTGGGCAGCGTAGTTTCGATAACCAAAGGTCAGGTGAATAAATGGTCGAAGAAATATAAGAGGACAGGATAAAATGAAAATCGAACAGGGAGAATTATTTGTAGTTGGGAAAAAACTAATGGTCCAATGTCCTATATGCAAAAAGATAATCCGTATTGATAAACCGATACTTGGGAGTCTGCATATTTGTCTTACGGACGAAGAAATATCTGTTGCTAGTATGAAATTCAGGCAAAAAGTTGATGCAAGATTATGTGAAATAGAAGGTATATTAAATGCCTAACGACTTAACACAATTCGTAAGAGAGGGATGGGCACTGTCAGCAATAAGACAGATAAAAACGGACATTGTTGCTTGGGCCTATCTCGTGAGCACAAGTTACGACCAGGGTGATATGACCGATTTGGAATTCAGATTGTTTCACGGGACTCCCGGCCAAACCAGACGACACGCAGCACAGCAGGCACCACTTCGCGGCAACGGGCTATTCAGCAATCAACAGCAAGCACGACCTCCTATGCCGCAACCAGTACCCCGTCCCCGCAAAACCGTAGAGTCCAGAGTAGTAGAACCGAGGATGTTAAATGCCTAACGATGCAACAACTAAATCTGAATTTCTGGACGTTTACGAAATAAACGACCAAGCGTGGAAGCCGTTTAATGAGCAGGCGTGTTTAGACAATGACTATGCGCTTTTGGCGCAGCATTCCATCGAGGAAGTTGATCGCGCCAACCAGCAAGGCAGGGTGTTGCATACTATTGATAAGATCGGTCGGCAGATCAACTTACTTCACGGCTACGAGATACGCAACCGACATATTTTGAAGATAGGGCCACAGGGTAACTTCGACGCCGCAGAGGATCAGGCTTGTAATCAGCATACAGGCGTCATAATGAGTTTAATGGCGAGGCATGGCGGGTACAATGTATTGAGTGAAGCGTTTCGGTGGGGTACGCTTGTTCAGGGTTCCAACCTCATAGAGTCATGGCGCGACAGGGATGGGTTGATACAATACGGTCGCTTGGGGTGGAATCAGTTCTTGTTAGATCATGGACTTACCAAATCCGACCTCAGCGACTGTATGGACATTTTGACAGGCCAGTGGATCTCGACCAATAAAGCGAAGATGTTAGTACCTACCGCCGCCGACGAGATCGAGGATATCAGACCGCTGACACAGACAAGCCGTTGGCCGTTCCAAGGTTCGCCTGCAATGAATAATAAGGCCGGAAAACGAATGTTCGAGCAGTGGTGGCATCGAACCACCGAAGAGGTATCTGTTGTTCAGCATCGTATCACCGGCCAGAAAATGACGTTTGAGCAGTTTGTCAACGAGAATGCCGACGGTGATAAGAACCTGGCGAACAGGTTCATACAAGAGTTCAGAATGCCTAATGGCACACCGTTCCTTGTGAAGTTCAGGGAGATCAAGGATAAGGTCGAGTTAAAGATATTCGTGGACGATGAATTAGTATGGACCGGCGATAACCCGATGAAGATCAGGGACTTTAACTATTCGTGGGTGCATGGCCAGTGGTGCCCCGAATGTCCGCGCACTGAGTTGAAGCTGCAATCGTTCGTTCGTGGCCGCCGTGACCCGCAGCGGATGTATAACCGCAAGATCAATCAGGCGATGGACATTATCGAGAGCCAGATACAGGGCTTGCGGATCGTGCGAAGTAGTAAGCTGATGAATCCCGAAGATGCTTATTTAGCTGGGCAGGGTATCGTGTTGCAGGTTGATGAAAACGCTGACGATACGGTTCTGGACGAAATATTCAAGCAAGTCAAAGCATCTGAAGTTCCCCAATCCGTCTTTACTATGCTTGCGTTGATAGATAAGGATCAGACTGACGGCGGCGGTTTGAATCAGGAGATATTCGGAACTGACGATAAGAACATAGAGATTTCAGGTGTGCTATCGAAGTTCAGAACCGGACAAGCATTGACCGGTCAGGGATGGATGTTCCAGAATCTCAGAGAGGCTAAACGTGACTTTGGCAAAAAGCAGGTTCAGATGGTACAGCTTAACTATAAACCGCAGAGGGTTAAGCAGATAATCAACGAAGAACCGGTGCCGGGCTTTTATAGCGACGATCTGACAAGGTTCGATTGCAATCCGGTTGAAGGGCAACTGACCGATAGCCAGCAGAGCATGTATTATCAGGAGATGAAAGAATTACTCAAGACTTTCCCCGAATTGTTCAATGGTGTTATTACAGCAGATATGATCGTCAAGGCTGCTCCGATGCAGTTTAAGACTCCGACATTGCAAGCTATCCAACGTGCTTCGCAACAGAAACAACAGTTGCAGAAACAGCAGACACAGCAGGTACTTACTGACCAGCAATTGCAACAGGCGGTTACTCAGTTACAGTTAGCGCAGGGCGTCGAAAGTTTGGCAGACGCAGCGGAGAAACGATCCGAGATACCTCTTAATCGCGCAAAGACGTTATCAGAGATAAATAAGAATCGAGATAGTACGGAACTTGGCGCATTGAAGGAATTAGTACGGCTTGAGATAGCAGCCGATAAGAATAGACAATTACAAGGAGCGATTTCAAATCAACCTTAAAAAAAGGGAGCATTATGAGAAAAACGACGAAAGCAGAATTTAATAGATTTAAGAAAGAATTTCAGTATTGGGTAGAAAAATTTGGACTGAAAGGCTATAAGGTATACTTCTTTCATAAAGCGTTGGATGGTAGTTACGCAGAGACAAAAGTAAACGAACAAGGCAAGGTCGCGACCGTAACTTACGGACTGGAATTGACTAAGATAGATTGTGAGGTCGGAGACGGCCCAGAGGCAGATGCAAAACATGAAGCCATACATCTTTTGTTGCATAAGATCGGTTTTCTGGGAGAACAAAGATGGACGGCATCTGACGAGATACGAGACGAAGCCGAAAGACTTGTAATAGTTTTAGAGAAAGTGCTATAATGGTTGCGATACTAATAGAACCGCCAAAAAAGATATTCACCGGCGAACCGGAAGATTTAGCCGAGGAGTTTCGTAAGGAACTTCGGACGATGATGAAAGCCGCGGCATTGAAGATGCAGTGTCCGGTTGAGCATCTGAAATACAGAGTTGATAATACTGGTACGGTTGAGATACAGAAGATGGAACCTGACGAAATGGCAGCGATGGAGATTCAAGAAAAACAAAACAAACTCAGAAAACAGATTCTCAAGCGGAAAGGGTTACTATGAACGGCGTCTTAGAATTTACAACTAATCCTGACATAGTTCTCGACGAGAATCGAATCAAAGGTATGCCTGCCGATATTAAGCAGAGACTCCTCGATACAATGACAATAGCGATGGATCGTTACGATTGTGACTGGACAGAATTGACGTGGAGTGTTAAGCCCGATGGAATTATAAGCGTAAAGAAGAAACCGTGACAGCAGAACAAGATAAATTGATCATAGCCGCGCATAGTTTGATAAAAAAAGCGTTTCCAACTGAAAATCTGCAATTTTGCTTTAACTTATCGAGAGAACATGATAACGTGAATTATAATATTAAACAGAGTGGTATTTTGAAAACCTTTAAGAAAGGATAGTGACATGAGAACAATTATTTTACTTATGGTAGTGGTGGCATTGTGTGGATGCCAGGAGCAGCAGCAATGGGGCAACGGTCAACCTAACGACGACTGGCTTGGCTGGTTCGGTAACAGTAACGGTTCGCGGGTGAGTTATGTCATCGTGAACAAGATCAATGCCATAGCCCCTGTGGTGACTGACCACGAAGCGAGACTCAAGGCGTTGGAGGCAAGGCCGGTTTATGATCCGAATGCCTTGGCCGAGCGGGTGAGACTTTTGGAAGAGAAGCCTACACCACCATCTTCATCTAACGGTATCTCGCTTAATAAGGACGGTGTTATTGTTCAAAAACCTGTACTTGTTACGTTAGACAAACACAATAAAGAGGCTTGGCCTTTCCAGTATTGGGCAAATAATCCTCAGCCTAACGGCATAGCTTGCCCGGAATGCGGGGCGGAATTATATGATACATCACCGGACTTAATGCTTACAAGTGATCCTCCACAGTTTTGGATTGTGTGTAAAAAGTGTGATTATACTGGAACGAGATTTTGATGAGTAACGGTGTATCAAAACGAGTATGTATAGCAATGCTGACGATAAATACGTTGGCTGGACTTGCGAAAGAAAGCTATGCTATTTGGTGCATAGCCGGTATAGTGTCAGTGTGCTTGGCGCATTATGCGTTGCAGGCGTACAGAGATCACAAAGGAATAGGACCGAAATAATGTATATCCCATTATTCTGGATAATTGTGTTTTGTATAATGATGGGAAGTGATAACTAACCTAAAAAATAGGAAAGGAACGAGAATTATGTTTGGATTGTGGAAGAGACTTAGAGATCTCGAAAGGAAAGTAAAGCAGAATTCATGCGACCATATTTTCGATGTCGTGTCTGTTTCGGGGCGAGAAGAGAACTCGAAATGGCTGAGATCGATTTGCATGTTATGTGATAAGTCGATAAACAGATGCGTTAAAAGTAAAGAGACAGACGCCGCTTGCAAACTATTGAGAGACGAACTGCTAAAGTAACTAAAAACTAAATAACCGGGATTCACCTAAAAAATAGGCCCTTGTTTTACATTCCATCGTGGAGTGTATGCAGGGGCTTTTTTTATTACCTTAACTAAAGGATAAGTGCAATGGATAAGAACGAAAACGACCTAAACAATGATCAGGTGGTCACTGATCAAGACCTAAACAAGACTGATGCGGTCAATCAGTCGGGCCTACAGGATCAATCGGCCACTGATCAAAATCAGGATGTAGAAACATTAGCTGATGGCACCAAGAAAGACAAGTCTGTTAAGTATTCGGAGTTCGAGAAAGCTAATAAGCGGGCTAAAGATGCCGAAGAAGCACAGATGACCGCCGAACGCAGCCTCGAATTATATCAGGCCAATGTTGCAGGCCAGCAAACAGCCACTCAGCAACAGGCTCAACCAACCGGCACTGTGTACGAACAGGCTATGGCTCAATTGGGTTTGACAGAAGATGATCTCTACGGCGGAAACATCGTGAAGGTCAACAATCTTGTCGCCCAGATGAACACAGCGATTTCGCAACAGCAGACAACTTTCAATGCCAATCAACAGTTTGTAAATAGTCATTCTGACTTTTCACAAGTTGTAGGGAGTGTAAACCCTGCTACCGGAGCAGTAATAACACCATCCGTAGAGGTGGCGGCATTACTACAAACAAACCCATATTTAGCGAATGCTTCTTATCAGGTTATCTACAATGAGGTTATCAAGGCTCGAAAGTTTGCAGAGTTCGAGAAAACCGTCGCTGCCAACAAAGAGCATTTGGACAGGCAGAACATCGACACGGCAAGCGATCCTATGGGCGGCTCGGCTGCCGGGGGTGGTGCGGGCGGTGATGTTCAGAGCCAGCGTATGATGACCAGAGAAGAAAGCCTTAAGATAAGAGCGCAACTCGCTAATGGCGAATTAGTAACATAGAAAGGAACAAAAAATGGAAAAGTTTAAGTTTTTCTCCGTCGAGGAAAGGATGGGGCGTCATAACGATTTGGCGTCGATACTTCCTCTTGGATTTAGCGCAGGCAGGATGCGGTTCACAATCAATCAGAATATGCACACAACGACAAGGATCAACCATCCTATCGACATCTTTTACCAAAGTCAGGTGTTGCTCAGGGTCATTGATGCCTTCGTTTACGTTCGGTTTGGAAAGACCGATTCAATGCCGCAACACGCTGGCGATGTCAACAAATGGCGCAGGTGGGGTAATCCGCTTGCGCAGACGGTACCGCTCACTGAGGGCGTAGATCCTACGCCTATCCTTTTGTCCAAGACCGATATTCAGGTCAGGATCAGGGAATATGGTGCGTGGATCGTAACGAGTTCGTGGATGACCTTCACAGGCATCACGGACGATCAGACGCAGATGGCGGATATACTGCTGGATAACATGCGACTGACGATGGACACCCTCACAAGGGACGTAGCAAGCGGCGGAGCCTCTCGAACCACAGCTTCAAACGGTTCGGGTACATCGACGTTTATCAACAAGGTAGACCTCGATATAATCGTCACGAACTTGCTCGTTCAGAATACCCGAATGATGGAAGATCAGATAGCGGCCAGTACATTAGTGGCCACTTCGCCAATCAGTTCCTCGTTTATAGGTATCTGCCATGTTGGTCAACGTACAAAACTGTCTCAGGTCAGTGGGTTCAAACGTGTTTCCAGCTATGCCCAAGATAAGCAAATGAAGGACGAGTTCGGTGCGACCGATGATATTCGCTGGATACTCTCGACCAATGCAACCCGCGCAACGACTACAACCGGGTACCAGAACCTTATCTTCGGTCAGGAGTTCTACGGAACGGTTAAGATCAAGGGTAACTCCGCTTCTGCGCCGCTTATCTTCCACGGTAAGGACAGAGTGAATTCACCGTTAGAACGGTTCACTACGCTCGGTTGGTTGCAGAACTTCGCAGCCCAAATCCTCAATGATAACTTTGGGCACGTTTTGCTCACAACGGTTTAAGAAAGGAAAGAATTATGAGTAATCAAATTAAAGTTGGACATTTTGAAGCAGACGGGGGAATTATCAATCTCCCAGTAGGGTTCGTTCCTGACTATTTCCAAATGCACGACGTTGGAGAAGGAACTAATCCTGATATGTTCCAGTGGTTCAGGCAACAGCAAACACATGAAGCGACCGGTTCGCAGGAAGGCATGCTCACGAACGGAGCCGATGGCGTGATAACATTGATGGCTGATGATGCTGGTATTACTGCTTACAACACCGGACAGCAAACGCCTCCTATCGGAATATGGGAAGCCAGTAGTGCGACAATTGACGAGAGGGACGGGACAAGTCTCACAATCACTGCTCGTACCGCTGACGCTCCTGGTACTTATGTAAATCCAACAGTAGGTTCTACTACTGACCGTCAGGCTATTTTTGAAGCTGTAACGGTTTCAGGTAATACTGGTTCGACAGAACCTACATGGCCCGATTCAATCGGTGAGAACGTAACTGATGGCTCGGTGGTGTGGAAACGTGTAGATGTAAGCCTCCAGCGCGGTGGTTATCAGGGTGTTGTCATTCAGGATGACATAAATACTGATAGCAGGGAAATGTATTATCTGGCGTTGCAAGCCGATCAACTTGTGGATCACGGCGATACCGCCGGATGGACAGATGGCATTGATCCTAATGCCTAAACAATAATTACTTATTTTAAGGATTTCAAAAATGGGAAACCAAGTTCAAGAAACTGGAATGGAGCGATTTCGTAGACTCCAAAAAGAAGCAAAAGCGTTGGGTATAACAGGCCAGCATAACGCAAATGAGTTTGAGGCGTTGATCGCTCAGGCAAAGGCCGAATTTGCAGAACCGGTTGAACCAATCGCCCCCGAAAAACCTGTTGGGTCTAAGTTGCTTGTCGGTACCGGTCTCACTGTCGAAGAGGCGGCGAAGATTGACGCAGAGTTGAGGTATAGGCATGAAGCCGAGGAAAAGTTTAAGGTCGAACGCCAAAAACAACTCGATTACGCATCTATCGTTGCCGAAGCCGACTCTCTGAAAATCGAGATTGACTTGCCTGAGAACCCGACAGAATTACAGCTTGCCAAGGCAAGGCGGAAACTCGGTATCGAAAAAACCGAGGTTAGGCCTTCGCCTGAAACCGTTGGGATCGAATCGAGCAAAAGGGGATATTACATATTTACGAACCGCGAACAGGAAGATGCGTTGCAGATTGTCAACCTTGGCGGCAAGTATACTATAAATCTTATCCCTGAGCAGGTTCACGTCCTCTCGGAATATCATGTTAAAACATGGAAGCGGTTTGCTGTTACGCCTGTCTACGAACGTGTTTCAACTGGTGTCGTTGCCAGTCCAAACTCTACAGGCGAGTTTGTCGAAGAGTGCAAAAGGACGGGTAGTAAGCCGAGGTTCATATTTGAATATCTCGGCGAGGCACCAGCCGATGCTCCATTCGGATTAGTTCTCGATCGTGAAATCCTTGATAAAGTAATGCCAAAAGAAGAATCATTTGCATAGAAAGGATAAATTATGGAACGAGTAACAGAGGTGGAAGTCAACACCGATCGGGAGAAGTGCGACCTTTTCAATCGGTTTATTGACAACCTAAACCAATTAGAGGGCAAGTTGTTGACGATGATTGCTAAAGACAAAGAAATCGTCGAATACAATGAGGCTGTTGCAGAATACAACGGCGAACCCATCCAGAAAGGAGGCGAATAATGTTTAAGAAACTGTTTCTTATTACTTGCCTATTATTGTGTTCGTTGGCATTCGGTGAATTTCAACAGATCAACTTTGCCAATGTTCAGAACGATAACACTTTAGTAACTATACTCAGGGAGCGTCTTAGTAACAATGGCGACATTATCAGCTTCCGAAACGGACTGACGATAGACAACGCTACTAATAATGCTTTTGAGTGGAATGAGAACGACGAAGAACTTATTTGGACGTTCGCAACAAATGCGGTTAATCTGTCAACAGGTACAGGTATAGTGAGTATGGACTTTGCTGCGATTGTTACTAAGCATGACCAGATATTGCTCGATCCTGTATCGGCAGCGGTTGGAACGGTTGAAGGCACACTCTACTACGATAGTGATACTGACAAGTTGACTTATCGCAATTCATCTTCGTTTATTTCGCTTCCGGGCAGTTCTGCCGCTGGTGGTAGTAACACAGAAATCCAATTCAACAGCACCGGTACCTTAGATGGTATTGCCAATATAATCTGGGATGGCACGAATCTTGAATTTGCTGATGATCAATCTGCCGCTTTCGGAACCGCCGCTGACTGGACGGTTAATTTCGATGATTCTGTTGACGACCAATTGCTTTGGCTCACAGCAGCTACGACAGCGGGTGCTATTACTGACCCGTTGTTCGAGATTATCGTAGGTGCTTCGCCTACGGCAGATCAAGAGGTTTTTGGTGTAGCAAAAGGTACGCAGGTATCGAATACTTCATTGTTGGCATTAGACGAAGATGGTGACATGACGATTGCAGGCAATTTCTTTCAGACTGCAATTGCTTCCGCTTCTTCCGGTAATATCAATATAACCATCAACGCTTCCGGTACAGGTACGATGACTATTGGTGGAATATCTACCGGGTTGATTTCGATACCTAACGCCAATCTTGACATCGGCGACGCAGCAACGGATAAGTTGTCTATTGTTTCCGAAGTAGATACCAACCTTACGCTTGATGATGATACTACCGATTCGCCTGCATTGATATTGAGCGATGCTGGTGATAATACGGCTACTTTCATTAAGAAAAACGGTGCAACCGGAAATACAGAGATCACGATTGGCGCAACTTCTGATTTAGAGATAGTTGCCGGTAATTTAGCTGTTGGCGATGGTTCGCCTGGTTCGGCGGCTATGGACGGTGAAGATTTCTATGTAAACGGTGACTCCGAGTTTGATGGTACTGTTCAATTTGATGGACTGCCAACAGGTGCGGCTGGATTAACTATTACAGGAGCAGCAGTTAATCTTAATGTTAGTTCTAACTTTGCCGTTAATATAGCAACCGGTACATCAACAGGTACGGTAACAATTGGCGGTAATGGTATTCAGGCTATCAATATTGGTGATGGTGCCGCGGCAAAGACAGTGACGCTTGGCAGTAGCAATTCAACTTCTACGACTACACTACTTTCAGGTTCTGGTGGCCTTAACCTGAATGCCAGTAACAATCAACCAACTAATGTGAATACTGGTAACTCGACTGGGGCTACAACTATTGGTAACGCTCTTAGTGATATATCACTGTTAGGGCATATCCAAGGTGCAACTGCATTTGTACTTGATGGTGCAACAGATAATAGCTTTGAAACATCTATTGCTGTCACTGATCCTACAGCGGACATCATCTGGACACTTCCTGACGGTGCGGCTGACACATTGGCATTTATGGGTTCAACACTCACAACGAATTATCCCGAAATTGCTAACTCTGTGACGGGTGGAACAAATCAACTTATCTTTGAAGGGTCTGATGCAGATACCGAAGAAACAATAATCACTGCTACTGACCCTACGGGAGATATTATCTGGACACTTGCAGACGGTGGAGCACAGACAGTGGCTTTTGTGCCTGCTACTTTGGCAACGAATTTCGTAGATGTTGTTAATTCAGTCTGGACCGGTACTAACCAATTGATATTTGAAGGTACCGATGCAGACACAGAGGAAACGGTTATAACCGTAACCGATGCTACTGCTGACAATACATTCACGTTTGCAGATGATTCCGGGCTTGTTGCTTACACTGCCGATGGCGGAAAGACTACTTTGAGCGGAGCAGGTGCTATACCACTCACGGATGCTATTGTCGAATGGACAACGACAGGTTCTGATACAGGAAGTTTAGCTGACGGCAAACCCGGTCAAATTTTAACGGTTGTTATAGTTACAGACGGCGGCGAAGGAACTATTGTTCCTGACACGACATTTACTGGATGGGCAACTGCTGTTCTTACTGACGATATTGACACTATCACATTCTTCTTTGCTGATACTACTTCCGGGTGGATTGTTATGGGCACGGCTGCTGCTAATGGGAATGCGGTTGCGTTGACTCAATAATTATAGGTGACTTATGCGAGCGAGACGTTCAGGACAAGGGCATCGACAAAAGCGAAAAGACATCAAGGAAGCCAAGAGATTGGGCGTTCGCTTGCATAAGTTCCTAAAAGAAAAGAAAGACAAAAAAGATAAAGACAATGGCTGAATATAGAAGAAAACCGGTGGTCGTCGATGCAGTTCAATACTTCGGAGACGTTGAAATAGATGGCGTAACCCCTCCAGCAAAGAACCTAAAAGGATGTGCGGCACAAATAGTATCTGCGTCTCGCCCGCTTAGTGCATATCTTGAGACAGGCAGGGGAAAAGTGGCAGTACACCCCGGCGACTGGATTATAACAGATGGGAATGCCATTAAATCCGTGTGCCATAAAGACTTATTCGGTGAACTCTACGAAGAGGTGAAATAATGGCTGACGAAAAGACATGGAAATTATCTGAGATACGAGAACTGTTTCGTAAGTTGACCGGTAGACGGTCTACCGAACAGATTTCTGACGAAAATGCCAACAAAGAGATTAATGACTATTATACTAACGGTCATTTCTCCCACGACGCGAAAGTTGACGAGTTCGATACATTCTTTACTCAGGCTTTGTCGGCTACGGATGATGGCGAATACACCCTCGATCAGTCAATAGATCGTCTCGACGATCCTATAACGATAAATGGTAATCGGATAAGGTTCTATCGTGACAGAGAATTGTTTTTCTCCGGTGAACATCTTGACACACAGCATCACCGCTTTAGGTTCCTGTCGCTTACTGTTTCACATAATACTCATTTTACCAAGTTCGAGGATGAGCAGTTTATTACCGAACCGACATTGGTTATAGGATCGAGTGATAGTAAAAAAGTCAAACATAGTAACTTCGATTACAACATTGACGTTTTCGCTTATTCCAAGTTGTCAAGTGAAGTCGCTCTGACAGGAGATGCGATACCAGAGGATAAATATGGTGCATGGTCGCTCAAGATCGACACGGACGGCGATATAACCGTTGCTGCCGCTGACGACAATGTAACCGGCTACGACACACCACGCAAGGCGTTAGAGGCGTTAGACAACTCAGACAGCGACTCGGCTTACATGGGCTATGTAACTGTTATGAAGTCAGATGGTGCGTTTACACCGGACACCACAGCCTTAGACGCTGCGAACGTAACTGCCACATTCACTGACGGCAGATTTGAGAACAGATCAACGCCAATATCGGCATTATTGTACGGCACAAAGTTATTCGTACACCCCAAACCAAATGATATTTATGAGTTCAAGGCATTGCATATTGCCGACAGGCCGACAGCCTTTGCAGACGATAATGCGGTTCCCCCTGACCGTAAGTGGGGGCCGGTGATAGCGACGGGGGCAGCGTTGAGATTCTTGCGACAGAGAGGCGAAGATGTTGAGGGTGTATTAGAGTTTGGCCGAGGTGATATAACGTCGGTACGTTCAGATAAAATTAAACGATTCGTGGGCCAAGTGGTTCAAAGGACTTTTTGAGGAATAAATTATGTCAGACAAAAGAGAATTAGGCGAACGTCCATCGTTCCCAGTGGCAAGCACAGCTTTTGCTCAACTCAGTTTCCCAAATGGTGCAACTGGTGCGACGCTGATAGACACTGCTACTTTGAATATAAATGGTGTGATCGAGCAGATAGAAATTGAGATAAGTACGTTTACTGACGGAGCAAAGACGATGACAATCAATATCGCCTCCGCTCAGAATGCCAACCTCTTTAACGAGGGATCTCTCGCCGATGCGACGACTCATTTGAAACAAGCTCTCAGTTTTAAGAATTCTGCTGATGCGGATTTCAACCCTGCGCTTGTCGATGGGGCTTTGACGCTCACCGGCACTATATCCGGCGATCCCGGTGCATCGGGCGGAACGGTAGATGTGACTATATTTTACAGATAGGAGTGTAAGCTATTCCTTATAAACCTTTTCCAATATTGGATATGAGAGAGGGCAAAAGGCTTGACCTTAATCCGTGGCTACTTCCACAGGATGCTTTCGAGACTATGCGCAACTGTGGACTGAAACGCGGGGTATTGGAGAAGCGAAGAGGCTATGCGTTATTTGGACAGATTCTGGCGATCAGCACAACTACATTGAATCCTACGTTGCAGACCAATCCGGTTACAGGGATATTCAATCACTTATCAGGCTCGACACAGAATCTATTGGTCGCCGACCAGAACCGTATCAATGAATTTGTTTCGAGCAGGCCAGCGAATAAAAGTTTGACCGGTGTGGCTGATTTAGGCGGTAGCCCGAATCGAGTTCGTTTTGAATCGACAGGGCACTCATTTACTGCTGATGAAATCAATACTATTACAGGTGACACAGACTGGAACGGAACGTATAGAGTTGAGAATGTTTCAGATGCGAACCATTTCGACATTGAACACGCTGCCTCTGATACGGTAGTTGATGCCGGTACTACCGCTACGCAGGAAGCGTTTTCCGACTTGACCCGCAATAAGATACAATTCAAACCAACTAACGCTGACGCTGCACAGGACACGCAACCAAGTGACGGCGTAACGATAAATGGTGTTACCAGTGGCGCGACAGCCACACTTTCAACAAGTGGTGTGATGATCGACTATGGCTTATTTGGTGACGGAGATGCTTTTGGTACGTTTGTGTTTGACAACGGAACAGTCACAGGCACGTTTCAGGCAGGCGAACAACTCAATAGTACTGGCGTTCTGGATAGTGGCGATATATACGGCTATGCCATTGCCGCCAATTCAGACGAAGCCTTTACGGGCGACAACACGAATTTCTTCTGGACAGAGAATTGGGATCACGATGGGGTAAGCGATCTTACATATATTACAAACAATCAAAACCCGATCCAGCTATATGACGGTACGCATTTAAGGCAATTTTCAATAGATATAGGGACCGATGCTGCGAGGGCGGGTGACAACGATGTCAACTCTGCGTTATTGGTTGTAGTTTTCAAAGAGCGGGTCATTCTTTTCAGTACAAATGAAAGCGGTTCTGACTTTTTTCAACGCGCGAGATGGTCTGCTATTAAAGCCCCCTTTAGTTGGCCTACCGCTAATTTCAAAGATGCTCCTACCTCCGATGTTATTAAGGGTTTGGATTTTATTGGAGAGGAGTTATACGTTTGGTTTGAGGGTGGTAGTGTGTGGCGATTCACATGGACAGGCGATTCCAACGACCCGTTCCAGTGGGAGAACGTATCTCGAACCGAGGGTACAGTTGCGCAAATGAGTGTCGTTACTCAAGACGACAGACAGTTTGCGTTAGGCGCATCAAGGATACAAGTATCTAACGGTAGACGAGTCGGGCCTGCCGATATAAAGATACCTGATTTTACATTGGGCTGGAATCAGGACTCGCTACCGTTTAGCAATGGCGTTGTATTAAACGAGGAGCGACAGATACATTTTACTTATGCTTCGGCAAGTGCTTTATCAGATGATTCCGATCAGCCGGACGACGGTAATGTTTATCCTGACAGTTCGTTGGTTTTGAATTATGAGGATTTAAGTTGGTCAACTCACGGTTTGCCTATTCATACGTTTGGTTTTTCATCCATTGAAAGCGATCTTACATGGGATGATGTCTCTGATGCGTGGGAAGATATAGACTTTTCGTGGAACGCGGGACAGGCAAAGTCAGGGTTTCCGACTACGTTATTTGGTAATCATTTGGGTAAAGTATTTCAAATGAATTTCGCCGGTTCGGATGACGGTTCTGCAATAGAGTTTAATGCTGTTAGCGGTCAGTGGAACCCATTTGTAAAGCAGGGTAACAAAGCCGATTTCGGGTTTATAAGATTTCTATGCGACGTAGACGCTTTGGTTAGTTTCGATGTCAAGTTTTTCCTCAATACCGATACGACAGCGTGGCAAACCAAAACAATTACCTGCGATGCAGTAGCAGGTTCCGATAGTCTTGTATGGAAACAGATCGATGTAAAAGCGGTAGCCAACTTTCATAGAATCGAAATAACCAATAACGCTTCTAATAACCGTCCTCGTATCCACGCGATAATACCTTATTTCAAGAATGCGGGCGGAAGGATGGTGTGATTTGGAATTTGCAAAAGAGACAGAAGATTTTGGAACGAAATTTAAGGAAGATGACAATATTGAAGAATTCCTTGGCGAGTTGGTTTCGTTTGTTGAGCGACGGGTTTTCAACAAGTTATCAAAGAAAGTTAATTTCCTACTGACGAGAGTAAACGATCAGAAATTTGAGTTTGTAGCAGATGGTAATGACAACAAAGACCAAGACGGTAATTTGAGAATAATAAATAGTAACGGAAACTTTTTGTTTCAGAAAAGAAACGGTAATGAGGAGACAGGTACATGGTCAAACGAAAACAGAATAAAAACTACATCTTAATATTCTTTATATTGTGTTCCACTGTATTTGCAGGGGATATTATATTACTGAATGATGGCGATCTTATCAGTTGGCCGAACAACAGCCAGACAGTCAGGGTTTACGCCCACCCTTCGGCTTCCGAGTCATACGAGCAGATTTTTCCTTCTGCGAAAGGAACGGGCGGGCAAGCGTTAATAATTGATAGCGTGGTGGGGGATGTAATAACTCACGCATACAGTTCGCCTTCTTCTTTCGCCGCCCATCAAATGTTAAGCCCAACACATACAGACGCAACAACAGCAAATATTATACAAGGAGATATATTGTACGGTTTTGCTAATAATGATTTACGCAGACTCCCAGTTGGTACTGCACTTGGCGGAACAGCTACGACCTTTTTTGGTGGCGATGGAACCGATGTTGGATATAGGACGGTTGCGCAAGTGGTCACAGACCTAAATACTCCTCTCGACCTTGAATACTTGAGACTTGACACCACTAATGACCCTCTGACGGGCGACCTTGATTTTGGAGGGAACGATATTCTATCATCTGGTGCGCTTGGTTTTAAGGTGTCTGGCAATACGAGCAACTACATATCTTTCAGTACGATTTTCAGTGTCCCTACTATAAATTCAGTGGGTACGAGTAATTTTATTAACATAGTAATGGCATCAGGTACACCGGGTATTCGGCTTGTTGAAGATAGTAGCAACAGGATGACTCTCAGATGGGATGGTACTGATACAAGTTTTGTAGAGTCTACACACAATATTACTATTCAATCACGCGGCAACAACGGCGATATAAATTTAACCCCCAACGGAACAGGTGTGGTCAATGTCAGCAGCGACTTAAATATGGGTTTCTTCGACATTATAAACCCTGACAACATGGACGGTTCTGTTGAACCTGCCGCTATAACAGATATAGATGCAGCCCCTCATGCACATTGGTCGTTTCAAGATGCGGCTAACAAAACAACCCTTGCGGCAGCAGAGGGCGGAGCAACTTTCAGCCTCACAGCAGGGACAACAAACTTTTGCGATAGAGGTGTAAAGAAAGGTATTGAATATCCAGGCGATTCTTACCACGAAGCGACAGGCTACAAAGGTATTACTGGGACAGGCGATTGGTCACTGTCGTTTATGATAAAACCAGAACTTGATGAAGAATTTAATAGTTTTTTGTATTGGGGTACAAGTGCCAGTGTTGGCAGAAACGTACAACTCCAAGTCAATAACGACAACAGGATTCGTATGTTTTTTGGCAATGGCTTTCTAAATGGAGCAACGCCTCTTGTCCCTAATGAATGGTCACACGTCCTTTTCGTTCACCCAAGCGGTGCAAACTATACCGAGATGGTAATATACCTTAACGGCGTAGAAGATACAGGGACAAACAGTGGAACTAATTCTGTTGATATACTATCTGGTGATGATTTTCGTTTAGGCCAAGTGCCCGCCGGGGGATTCATGTTTACTGGTTGTCTTGACGAAGTGGCGTTGTTTGATTCTGAATTAACGTCTGCAAATGCACGCAATATATTTGACCGGCAACAAGACCGTGAAATCAGGGGTACAAGTAATTCTCAAATTGACTGGACCAAGGCAGATAGTAATTTCAGCACGACAGGTAACTTAGATGTTGGTGGCGATGGTGATATTACTGGTTCCTTAGATGTTGGGATCACTTTAGATGTCGCTGGTGCTGCCTTTGTACGAGGCTCCTTTGATGTTGGGACAAACAATTTCACTGTGTCTGCCGCTGGCGTTACAAATGTATTTGGCAAACTAACGGCATTTGCTGATCTTGCTGTTGTTGGCATCACGGACTTAGGTGATGGTGGTGATACGCTATTCATGCGAATCGAAGCCGATGGCGATACTTTTTGGGTCGGTGCTGGCACTGGTTTACCTTACGCATGTATGTATGTTGATGGTACACAGGCGATTGAGGTGGCACTTACTTCAGGAGTGGTAGCTGAAGTAAAAGACGATGGGACAACCTCATTAGACGATGGATGGTTAGCGGGAGACCTTAATTTAATCACATTCCCGACAGGGGGGGATGAGCATTATCTATCAGTTACTAAAGCCGGGTTTTACAGGATTCAATGGAGTTTAAGTTTCAACACAGCCAATCCCGGTGCTAATGTAGAAATCCACGGGGGAATAGCAGTTGACGGTACAGCGATAAGAAATAAAGCGGAGGCCCACAGAACGATAGCAAACAATAGTGATACAGGTAACATGGGCGGGACAGCTATGATAGATGCCCCTAACGGAACAGAGCAAATAAGTTTGTGGCTTCTAAATACTACTAATAATGCTGATGTAACAGTAGAGCATGGAAACGTCAGTATGGCAATGGCTGGCGGAACTTAGACAAGAAAGGTGAAATTATGAATTTAGAATTTGTAAGAATAACGACGCTTGATTCGTTCAAGCTGATACCGAGACATCTATTTGAGCAGATAGGCGGTAGAAGCTGGACAGTAGACAGATTGTTTAAGTTAGGCACACAGGTTCTCACGATGCCGCCGAAATGCTTTTGGGTTCTCATGGATGAAAACAGCCATGTCAAAGGTTTGCTTTGGATCGTAATTGACGTACTTTCAGAAAAGGTCAATGTAATAGCTTTCTCGGTTGACCCGGATTGTTCAGACGAAAGCGACCTCGATATGGCAATAGAGTTTTTGCGCAGATTTATAAAAGATTTCAACTCTATTGATAGTGATATAAAACTCAAAGACAAGATCAACTGGATAACTGATGAGCCGGAGAAATTCAAAGACCATGTAATACCGAAAACAAGGATTATAGAGGTATGATAAAACTAAAAGAAAAACAGACTATAAAGCAGTTCATTGACAAAACTTACGTTGCTGAACAGATCCTTGCCAGCCAGCCCGGAGCGTTATTCGGTGACGACTGCTGTCCGCTCACTCATTCTTTTGGCGATGGTCTTTATATTCGTGAAATGAACGCGCCTGCTGGACAGATCAATGTTAGTAAATTGCATAAAACAAATCATCCGTTTTTTATTCTCAAAGGCGACGCAACCGTTGTTACCGAAAATGGCAATGTCAGATATACCGCTCCTATGTGGGGCATTACAAAAGCAGGCACGAAACGAGTAGTCTATTTCCACGAAGATACCACATGGATTACTGTCCACGCAACCGAAGAAACAGACCTCGGCAAGATCGAGGACGAAGTAATAGCAAAAACTTACGACGAATTACCAGAACATGTAAAGGAGCAATTATGTCTTTCACGACAGTAGCTTTAATAGGGGCCGGAGCAACATTAGGAGCAGCAGCACTAAACAAGGGTGGCGGTGGTGGCGGTGGCGGTGGGTTTTCGCAACAGCCTACCCTTACGCCTAATCAAAAGGAACTTCTCAATAATCTTATAGCTGGTATTCAGGGTGGAGCATTCCCCGGAGGCCAACTCGGAGGGATCACCCCCTTTGGCGGTCAGCGTGTAGCCGGATTCGGGCAATTGCAACAGCAAGGGTTAGGTTTGGCCGGTGGATTAGGTCAAGGTATCGGGCAGGGCTTTGATATATTCGGGCAACAGCTTGCTCAGTTCGATCCCAACCTTGGCGGGCAGTTCTTGGGTCAAGGCGCAGACTTTCTTACTCAAGCCGGTCAGGGTCTCGACCCTCAACGTATCTTAGATGCTCTTGAGCCGGGCAGACAGCTTGCCCTTAACACATTCGAGCAAGATATAGTGCCTTTCCTCGGTGAGAGGTTCGGGGCCACCAGCGGGGCGTCAGGGGCGTTCAACAAGGCGTTGGCCGAAGCTGGTGCCAATCTGTCATTAGGGGTAGGTGCACAAGCTGCTCCATTCTTAGGCCAAGCAGCGTTGCAGCAGCCCGGATTGGACCTCTCGGCGGCGGGGCGGGCGGGTGAATTCGCTCAATTGCCCGGCCAGTTAGCCCTACAGGGTGGCCAAATAGGGTCGCAGGGGACGGATTTGCTTAGCCAACTGCTTAATTTCGGTGGTTTACAACAGAGACAAGAGCAAGCCGGATTAGGTGCTGCTCAACAATTTTTCCAAGAACAGCAGCCGTTTAATAACCCGTTCCTAAACCTGTTGGGGCCAGCACTCGGTACGCAGGCGTTCCAGACATCGTTCCAGCAACCGGCACCGGGATTAGGCTCGCAATTATTGCCTGCATTAGGGGCGTTTGCTGGATCGGGCGGGTTTGGTAATTTAGGGTTTGGACAGACACCTTTGCAAAACAATCAACTCTTTCAACCAAATTCACCTACGGGCATAAATCCGGCTAATGTCTTTAATCTTCAAAGGAATTTCGGATAGGAGTATATCATGGCAAACGGAATAAATATATTACCGCAAGCACAATCAAAGTTTCAGGGTCTTGGCGGATTCTCTAATAACCTTGTCGCTGGACTATTGCAACAGCAGGCACAGCGTCGTTCCGGCCAGCAGTTCGGTCAGGCATTCCCACAGTTTGGCGCGGGGATAACCGATCCACAGGTACAGCAGTTTATTGCGCAACAGCAGTTACAGAGATTACGGAATCAGGGCGCAGGGTCAGGTTTCACAATAGGGAACACAAGGTTTAATGCGCAGGGACAACCGATAGTAACGGCTCCAATAGCCCCTCAAACATCGGCAGAAGTAAGAAAAGAAAAGCGTGATATACAAAAGGCCGCTGCCGAGGGCGATCTTGAGCGAGGCGAAGCCAGAAGACAGTTACGCGAAATAGACCAAAGGGAACGCATAATCAAACTCCCTGAATTCAAAGCCGGTGGAGATCCCAATAAGCAAGCGAACACATTAAGGAAAGAGTTCAATGCTGACCCTGTAGTTAAGAACAACGAAATAATCAGTACGCAACTTGGTATTATCGAACAGGCGTTTGACCAAGCAACTAATCCATTAACATCTAATGAAAGCCGAATAGCGTCCGATCAAGCATTAGTAATATCGTTCAATAAGATGCTTGACCCGACTTCTGTTGTAAGAGAGTCGGAATTTGAAAGAACGCCATTGCAGGCTGCATTATTGAATAGGTTTCTTTCTCAGCCGGATAAAGCTAAAAAGGGTGGTTTGGCGATAACTGACGCTGACCGTAAAGCTATTTTAGATATGGCGAAACGAGCAGCAAGAGAGACATCGAGAAGATTCAATCGTGCATTCGACAGATTTAACAACTTGGCTAACACCTTTGGAGTTGAACCTGGTAAGATATTCGGCGGTATCACCAGGTCGGGCACATTGGAAGACATACCTCAAGTCAACCCATCTCGCGACAATCTAACGCCCCAAGACTTAGGCAATTTAACATTAGAACAGTTGCAGAATCTTTAAGGAATAGGCAATGGCTGTAACTCAAGAACAAATTCAGGACGAAATAGCCAGAAGACAGCAACAGGCTGCCGCTGTACGAGAGCAACCTCAGATCAGTGCTATTGAGCCAACAGCCAGAGATAGGTTTTCGCAGTTTGGTGAGCGTGTGAGCCGTGCCATAGGACTTGAAGGCGAGCCAATATTCCAACCCGGACCAATAGGTGCTTTTGCTGCAAAGAAAGGTAGAGAGATAAAGGCGGGCGTAAAAGAAGAAGGGCCTTTGTTTATCGGCGAAACAATCGGAGAGTTCGCTGGTTCTAAATTTGGCGCAAAAGGTCGGATCGCCGGTGCAGGCATTGGCAGGGCAACAGGAGAGTCTTTCAAACAAATAGGACAAGCAATCATCAACTCGCCCAATGCACCAGCATCATCTAAAGACGCAGCTTTGCGGCTCCTAAAAGAAGCGGCGATAGGAGCAGGCACAGAAGCTGTCAGCGAAGGTGCAGTTAAAGCATTTCGCCGACTTGGTACAACACTTGGTTTCAAGTCTACTGTGGTAAAACCCTTGCCTGACTTTGATGACGTACAGAAACTTGCTCGTAACATCGGCATTGATTTGACGCCTGCACAAAGGAGTGCGTCAAGAGCAGTAGATACCTTTGAAGAGATTGCCGAGAACGCTTTCTTTGGTCGTGGCAAATTGAGGGATATAAAACAGATAACTCAGCCAGCCGGAATCAGGAGGGGCGTAGATAGATTGTTGGATTCTTTCTTGCCGAAAGCCAGAAGGGTTGGACGAGGCGAACTTGGCGAAATACTTAGTGATACCATCGCTGAGAAAAACACTGCGTTCAGGAAAGCCGGCGCTGCAATATACAAAAGAGTTGACAGATTAAACAAAGGTGCAACTGTAAACTTGAGTTCATTAAAAGCATTTGCAACAAGACTACAGCAGCGAAGAATAAAAGAGGGCGGTCTTGCGCAACCCATAGATACAGTGATCGAGGACTTGCTGAAAAGGCCGGATATTACTGATTTTAGTACGGCCCACAGAATACGATCAAGCCTTTTGGAAGTTGCAAGAAACGCGCCGTCAAAGAAAGATCGCATCGTAGGCATAACAAAACAGGCGTCGAAGCTGGTTGACAATCAAATGACAAAAGCATCAAAGTCTCTTTCGCCAGACGCTTTCAAAATGTGGCGGGCGGCAGATGGTTTCTGGCGAGGAGGCAAACAGGTATTTAATTCTAAAGTTATTAGGCGTGTAACCAAATCGGTGTTAGATGACACACCAGATAAAGTGTTAGATGTAATCTTTCAGGCCAAGTCGCCTAAACAGATTAGGACGGTTATGAGCCTTGCCGATCCGCTGACCAAAAAAAGACTGCGGTTCGCTTTTCTTGACAACATGCTTGAGAAAAGCACCCGGCAAATACCAGGTGATATATCAGACCTCAGGACATTGTTGGGTAGAAATTTTCTTGAAAAGTTTGATGCGTTTGGCGACGAAGCATTGAGTGCTATATTTTCTCAAGAAGAAAAACAACGGATTCGCAATCTTGCAAGGTTGGCAAAAACGACACAAGGCAAGACGGGTGGCGCAGGTGGCTTTTTGATTCAACTAATACAAGCTGCACCACTTGGAGCGACCGCAACGGGGATAGTTGCAGGCCAACCCGAGTTAGCTAAGAAAGGGCTTATAACGGGCATACCTGTCGCTGGGTTTACAGCCGGACTGTCCGCGTTGATTAGAAGCAAGAGGGGATCAAAAATACTTACAGATTTGATTGATGTACCGAGAGGCACTCAGAATATAGCAGCATTGAGCGCAAGGCTCACAAGAGAACTGGCGAGAATAAAACTCGAAGAAAGAAAAAGCAAACAGGGTCCGAAACAAGCAATAATCACAGGGACAAGACCAAATTAAGGAAAGCATCATGGCCCAAGCAACAAAAGCAGATATTGAACGTCTATATGACAAACTGGATCCTATCGGCAAGGACGTTGCGGTCATTAAGTCGCAGCTTGCCGAACACCTAAAAACCCATCAAACCACCCGGACAACATGGCAACGGTCTGTGATCGGCGGACTTGTTCACATGATCGAAGTTGCGGTGATCGCCGGGGTTGCGTACCTTTGGGGTACGAAACAGTAAACCGAATTTAAAAAATTAGAGATTAAACATGAACAAGAGATGGTGGAAATCAATGACGATACTGGCGGTAGTCGTAGTGATGGGCTGTATTGGTATGCTTATGTATGATACGCCAAAACCGCTCGGTCACGATTTTACGACAATAGAATTATGTGATTGGGCCGAACAACAGAGCAATAACCAGTACAGATTGATAGTAATGCAGTTGGCTATGTCAAGTTGCATACTGGTTATCGTCGGCAGGATCAGGGCAAAAGGGGGGATAGGTAAATGAATTGTAAACAGGTAAACACTGCTATTTTGATAGGTTTATTGTGCGTATGGTCCCCGTGGTTTATGGCAGCCTTTGATAAAGACAAACCCGCATCGTCAACCTCATTGCGTAACTCTAATCCAGAGATACTTGCGAACTGGGCGGCAATAGAAACGGCGTTAGGTGCTAACCATGAATTCTCGACAGGTGGTTCTAATACGGGAAATCACGACAGTATTGTATTGATCGAAGCGGCTGATATAGGGACGGGTGCCTCTGGCTTGCCTATTCTCGGCGCGCAGACGGTAGTTGCTCCTGAACTCGTTTATACTGACGAGGGCGATAACGACGTGCAGTTGACAAGCGGCGGCAGTATGGGTTCAGCGACGACAAACACGCTGACTAACACGATCACTGCTACGGGACTGATAACTGCAAACGCTGGAGTAACACTTGGCGCGGGCGATGATCTTATAGGCTCGGCTACTTCTGATATAAATATAGGGTCTGGCAATTTCACGGTTGCCGGTGACTCTGGTAATACCCTTGTTGGAGGAACCCTTGACATACAAGGCACTACGGCTGTTGTTGGCGTACTCGACGAAGATGATCTTACCTCTGATTCAGCGACGAATCTTGCGACTCAACAGTCTATCAAGGCTTATGTTGATTTGGATTCTACTGGCAGTGTGATGCACGACGCGGAGGGCGGGTTTACTAATGCCGATGTTGATGGCGTAAAAACCAAAGTATACACTAAATATATCACTGGAACACTGGATGCTTCATCAAGTAAGAATGTTGCTCATGGTATTACTGGCATAGACAATATCTTAGGTGCTGATGTTATCGTTTTTAATAGCACTACAAGTTCGTATTGGGTCACTGAAATAAGACAGACATCTTCAGGGGTGGCAAACTTTAGCGCAACTTACGACGGAACCAATGTGATATTTATAGCGGTTGGCACTCAATTCCAGAGTCAGAAATTCAGGATTAGACTGGATTACAAACTATAATGGCATATTCCCTATTTCCAATACTGAATATAAGGCAAGGAAAAATGAACGAAACCAATTAGCGATGCTGTGGCTGGGTGTATGGCTGATGGTGAGAGCTTATTTTTTGCTCTATCTCCGCCTTAACCATGCTGTAAACCCACAACGTACCGACAAGAATCAGTATTACGACGACAAAAATCATGAGTGTTTTATTTACAGCCCTCATATTGCCACCTTACATAAATATATTATTGCCACCCACGGTAGACATACCACGGTTAAACCCACAAGATTCAGAGCTACATCTTTAATTGTTATCCGGTGTCGTTTTGACATAAAGCCACATCCCTTTTTGCCGGTTGTTCATCTTCACCTTTCTAAAAATATTACACTAAACTAAGGAATTGAAACCCCTAAAATCAGGGATTCACCTATATACAAATACACACTACTCTGTAAAATGTCAAGTAGTTTTTTAGGATTTCACTTCGCAGGGACGCAATTATGCCACTTTAATACAGGGATTAGTAGCATGGAACGCGAAACTGTACCTATTATCAACTTTCAAAAAGAGCTTGAAATTCGCAAAATTACGCAGATTCTAAAGGGTGCTGACCCGGCTTTTGTTTCTTCTCTGTTGAATCAGGCTCGGCTTTGGCAACAAAGAAAATCAGTCTTTCGTCAACAATCCGAGTAATAATAGCCTCCAATTTCTCTCCCCTGGCCTTATGCGTATACAACTGTATTTGCATATCAACAGGGAGTTCAAGCCAAAATTCCACTAAAGTTTCTACTGTTTTTGCAACGGTAAACCCCAAATCAGACAACTTGTTATCAAGTTGAGATTTCAAATCTGCCGCAATATTGCCTTGGACTAAATTTTTTTCTTTTGACATAACTTTAATTCTAACAAGAAGTTACAGGAACACGAAACATAAAATAACATAACTTTTCATAATATTTCATGTTTTCCGTTTGACATAGCCGAAATATGTGTTATGATATATTATGATAAAACATAAATTATTATGGAGCTTAAAATGAACAATAAGATTCAACAATTAACTTTTAACAGGGATAGTTATTCTGACGTCCTTGAAGTAACCGACGAACTTGCTGCCTTAGAGCAACGAAAGCCTCACGATTCCATTCGCCTACTCATCCTTGAGGCTGGGCGGGCAAAAATAGATAAACTTCGTTCTGGAAACCCTACTCCGGAAAACAAAGATACAGATTCCCAAAGTGGAAGTCAATAGAAAAACAATAATTTTTTGAAATGGAGCAGAAAAATGACACTAAATGAATTTTTGCAAGAAGTAGGCGGCGATGAGAGCCAAATAATCTGCTATGTAGCCGAAGAAGCCTTGGAAGCCGTCAAAGAAGATGGCTACGCACTCCAGTACGTCAAAGAGCAGACAGAGCAGGTTTGCTTGGAAGCCGTCAAACGCAATGGCTACGCACTCCAGTACGTCAAAGAGCAGACAGAGCAGGTTTGCTTGGAAGCCGTCAAACGCAATGGCTACGCACTCCAGTACGTCAAAGAGCAGACAGAGCAGGTTTGCTTGGAAGCCGTCAAACGCAATGGCTACGCACTCCGGTACGTCAAAGAGCAGACAGAGCAGGTTTGCTTGGAAGCCGTCAAACGCAATGGCTACGCACTCCAGTACGTCAAAGAGCAGACAGAGCAGGTTTGCTTGGAAGCCGTCAAACGCAATGGCGACGCACTCCGGTACGTCAAAGAGCAGACAGAGCAGGTTTGCTTGGAAGCCGTCAAACGCAATGGCTACGCACTCCAGTACGTCAAAGAGCAGACAGAGCAGGTTTGCTTGGAAGCCGTCAAACGCAATGGCTACGCACTCCGGTACGTCAAAGAGCAGACAGAGCAGGTTTGCTTGGAAGCCGTCAAACGCAATGGCTACGCACTCCAGTACGTCAAAGAGCAGACAGAGCAGGTTTGCTTGGAAGCCGTCAAACGCAATGGCTACGCACTCCGGTACGTCAAAGAGCAGACAGAGCAGGTTTGCTTGGAAGCCGTCAAAGAAGATGGCTACGCACTCCAGTACGTCAGCAAAAAAGTCTTTTCGGTAGAAATTCAGGCCCAAAGTGGAAGTCAATAGAAAAATAATAATTTTTTGAAGCGAGTTGATTATGGGCGTTGAGCGAGTTGATTATTATTCGGAAGATGAATTCCAACAAGCATTGGAAGAAGAACAGCAAAGCTATGGTTCGCAACCGCAAGAGCCTGACGTTGTACCTTGTTTCAAATGTGGCGGTCAGATGTATCAAGAATGTCACGCGCCAGAGGGCAATATCTGTGAGACTTGCGAGAAAGCCGGAAACAGGAGACCTCCAATGAAAGCTGAACGGATAAAAGAAATCAAAATGAGGCTAACTTGCCTTGATTACCACGGCAATAGTAAAGCTGTACTAAGGAAAGATATTACCGAACTCCTCACTGCCCTTGAATCAGCCCAGTCCGAGAATGAGCGGTATAAGGCGGCGTTAGAGAAACTACTTGAAATCCATCCTGATATGTGCGGTATGTGTGAGCATTTTGACGAACAAGACGATGCCCATTTTTGCTGGGAACATCTTCAAGATATGGAAATAACCGAAGGCCGAGAGGCTTGCGAAGATAATTTCAAGATGACCGAATGGTTCGTAGAGCATGTAGGCAGTGCCCGCAAAACCCTCAAACAAGAATCAACCGGTTAGCTAAGGATCGCAACCGCAAGAAGCGGTATCGTGCGGAAGGGACGTTACCCGGTAAATAAGGGGACTGAAAAAAGAGTTTTCATCATCCTCCTCCGAGTGGGGCACTTGAGTTTGGGTGCCTCACTTTATAAGAAAGGCGTATTATGGACAGAGAGATTAAATTCCGGCTGCTAAAGAATGGCAAGGTTGTGGGATATATGGCGTTAATGCCTATATGCCGTGAGGGCAAGAGGTTGATATGGAAGTATTCTGAGAACGGCACGGACGGTTGGAGCGGGGCGGGTAATGCCGTAATTGATTTTGACGTAGCCGAATCCTACACCGGCCTCAAGGATAAGAACGGGACGGAGATATATGAGGGCACTAAACTTTCATACGAGAATTTCGAATGCTGTGAAATATGTACAGTCTATTGGGACGAAGAAGATGCGTCGTGGAGGGTAGATTTTGGCGACAACACTGATTGCACCTTATCCGATCTTGAGAAGTCGTTGATTACAGTCATCGGAACCGTACACGACACGGAGCAACCATGAGAATCTTAAAAACAATAGCAAGTATGATCTGGGTTTGCATAAAGCAATCATGGCTACCTAATTATAACCAGAAAGCACACTTTTATGGAGATTGAAAAATGAGCAGAACACCAGCAAATCCAAACCATAAGTCGCCATTTGTTATCGAGGGATATAAAGACCTCGGCTGGCAAAATGGATGGACGCCTATCTGGGATGACACCCGCGAAACCAGCAAGCTGGTTGGTTATGAGGGACAGGACGAATTCAATGCCTGCAAAAAGGCTGAACACAAAAAAAGAGATGTTGACAATTCTTCTCATTTGTTCAGAGGTACGGATAACATCGTTATCTGCGACGAATGCAAACACTTTTCGCATTATGATTGTAGTGATTGATCTTTGACAAAGTATATGGGGCAGTGACGGCTTGTGTGACATAGAGTTTCTATGTTACGTCCTACACAAGTTCTTTCCCGTCCTGCCCCATCAAATTAAAACTTAAAACTGAAAGAGAGAATTATCATGGACATACATTTGAACAATATCAGTATCGAGAATTTCAAGGGTATCAAGTCCTTTGGAACGGAGTTTAACGGTAACACAATCATCAAAGGCGAAAACGGTTCCGGCAAAACAACGGTTTACGATGCTTTCCTGTGGTTGTTATTCAGTAAGGATTCTTCCGGTCGTAAGGAATTCGGTTTACGCCCCCTGGACAAAGACAATAACGCCATCAAGGGCTTGGTTGTAGCTGTTGAGGCTCATATCATGTTTGGCGGCATGCGTCACGATCTCCGCAAGGAACATCACGAAGAATCCAACAGGAAAGGCTATAAAACTCTTTGCTGGATTGACGAAGTTCCGAAAAAGATCAGCGAGTACACCGATTGGATTAAGGAAGTTATCAACGAGGACACTTTCAAACTTCTTACCGATACGCACTTTTTCAATGACAAATACCATTGGACCGACCGCAGGAACATCTTGCTTGATATAGCCGGTGAGATCGGAACGCCAGAGGGTTTTGAGGAACTTATCGAAACGCTTAACGGCAGGAGCGTTGAAGAATACCGAAAAGTCCTGGCAGAGCGTAAGAAACTGGCAAACAAGGAACGCGACGAGATCAATCCTCGTATTGACGAACTCCAAAAGCAGTTAGACGATTATGCCGGTGGAGATACAGCCGATCAAGAGAAGGCCAGAAAAGCCATTGAGGACGAACTTGCCGCCCTTACTATTCTACGTCAAGAGATCGTTGAAGGGCAAAATGCCCGCCAAGTCAAGATCGACGAATTGAACCGTCTGCAAGGCAAGCGAACCATTCGAGAGGGTGAACTGAAAAACGATACTACGGCGGTAGATGCTTTTATCAAAGAACGCACCCAAATCACCGATTCGGTTGAAAAGAAGAAAACCGAGATCATGCAGAAACAGAGTGCAATCCGGCATAAACAAACCTATATCGATGGAATAAAAGGCAAAGCATTCGCATATTCAGCACAATTATCGCCAATCAGACAGCAAGCAAACGAGCTAAAAGTAATCAAGGAATCTGACAAAATATGCGGGGCTTGTGGTCAAGCATTATCGATAGACAAAATCGAACAATTGATAAAAGACAATGCGTTACTCCTGAAAGGTGTTATTGCCCAAGGTGACGGTATATATATTAAAGTTCAGCAATGCGACACCGATTTTGCCGCCGCCGCCGAAGAACTCAAAGACTTCCAAGGCCATCTTTCGATATTGGAAAAAGAACTCGAAGACGGTATCAAATGGCGCGACGAACGCAAGGAAATCATCGAGAAATCTATTGCGGCCAATGTAACCGTTGACCCCGCTGTCGATGAAACTTGCATAGAATTGAGCAAGCAGATAAACACGTTGGCTTCGGAGATCGGCGAACCCGCTGGAAATCAACTCCGACAGATTGAAGATAATCGCAGAGAAAAGAATAAAGAACTTGCCGCGGTCGAAAGAACCCTTGCCGCAAGCGATCAGATGAAAAAGAACACCGAGCGTATCGCCGAACTCGAAGAAAAGGAAAAAGAATTTGCGCAGTCAATCGCCAACATCGAGAAAGAGATCGCCGACATCGATCAGTATAAGAAAGCCGAGTCCGGCCTTATCACAGAGGCGGTAAATGATAAGTTTGCACACGTCACTTTCAAATTGTTCGATACGCTACTTAACGGTAGCATTGAGGATTGTTGCGAGGCCATTTTGAATGGTACTCCTTACCCCGATATGTCATGCGGTGAAAAGAACTTTGTCGGTATCGACATAATCAATGTGCTTTCAGATCATTACGATTTATCGGTTCCGCTTTTCATCGACAACGCCGAAAGTATGACCCTGCCGATAGAGGCAAAATCACAAGTAATCGAATTGTACGCCGTTCCTGGCGTTAAAGAACTTGTTGTACACGAAGCAAATGTAAGGGCGGTTGCATAATGAAATCACGAACTAAAGCTTGGACATTCTTTTTATGCGGCGGATGGATATTAGGACTTGCGATTGATATTTATATTTGTCTACACAAGATCGCACATGCAATAAATGAAAATGTTGAAGAACACATTAATGGAATTGAAAACGAACTTTTCAAGAAAGGTGAATAGTTATGACTGAAAACGGAAAACCACAAACCACAGAGGTAGTTGTTTCTCATGTGCCGATGGAAATAGCTGAAATTGAAAGCCAGATCGCAACGGCAAAACGATACCCGCGAGACATCAAGGTTTTCAAAGATAAGCTAATGGCGATGGCGAATCTCGATCAGGAAACCGCCGAGGGGTGCTATTACGCATTGCCGAGGGGCGGCAAGTCTGTCGATGGACCAAGTGTGCGGTTGGCCGAAATAGCATTGTCTTGTTATGGCAACTGTGCGGCAAAGGCAGATGTTCTTAGTGAAGATGACAGGTTTATCTATGCGATGGGCCAGTGTCGCGACCTTGAAAACAATGTAGCCGTTCAAGTCAAAGTGCGGCGGCGGATAACCAACAAGAACGGCAAGCGGTACAACGACGATATGATCGCCGTCACTGCTAATGCTGCCTGTGCTATTGCCTTGCGCAATGCCATTTTTAAGATCGTCCCCGGTGCCTACTTGAAACCTGTTTTCAAAAGGTGCAAGGAAACCGCCGTAGGCAAGATGAAAAGTCTTGCTAATCGTCGGGCCGAAGTCGTCACCAGGCTTACCAAATTCGGGGTTGAGGTCGAAAGAATCCTCTATGTTATCGGCAGGAAATCCATCGAGGAGGTTACTTTTGACGATGTTGCGGTGCTTATAGGGCTTGGTACGGCTATCAAAGATGGTGACACAACCGTAGAAGAAGCGTTCCCGCCAAATTACGCAGAAGCCCAAAACGACGCCGCCGAAACAATCAGAAAAGAACAAGGCAAAGAAATTGTTGGCGAACCCAAAGACGAAACCCCTGCCGAAGATAATGCAGAAATTCCGGACTGGATGAAAGATAAAGATGAAGTTTGAGCAGCTATTTTCGAGCAGCAAAGGCAATGCTCATGTAGTTACGGCCAATAACGGGAAACGCCTACTCATAGAGTGTGGCGTTACCTGGCCTCTGTTACAGAAGGCTCTTAACTATGACCTGACAAGCATTGAGGGCTGTTTGCTGACGCATGAGCATAAAGACCACAGTAAGGCCGTACAGGACGTTATGAAGGCCGGTATAGACGTTCATGCAAGCTATGGAACATTTGAGGCGTTAGATATTGCCAAAAAAACCAAAGGCAGCCAGAGCCTCCGGATCCATCGCAGGGCGGTTTTAGTTGTAGAAAATGTTATTTATAAGATTGGCTCATTTGAGGTTACTGCGTTCAATTCTCACCATGACGCACGGCAACCATTCCTTTTCACTATTCGCAACAAAAAAGAGAGGATGTTATTCGCAACAGACACGAGTCACATAAAACAGAAATTCAAAACTGCTTTCGATATTATAGCAATAGAGTGCAGCTACAACGAACCATATTTGCGCAATAGAGTTGAAAAAGGAACCATTAACGAGCAGCTTGCAAAACGCTTACTTGAATCACACATGAGCGAATCAAACTGTTTATCTTATCTGCAAACTTATTGTAATCTGGATAAATGCAGGGAAATACACTTACTCCATCTATCGGCAGATAATATCAATAAAGAACGAATCAAACGAGAATTTGAGAAGAAACTGTTTATTGAAATTAAAACAGTAGGGGAACAGTGACAAAGAAAGTGATAAGAGAAGCGTTAAAGCAAGGGATTGTGAGACGATATGCCAGTATACACAGGACAAATCAATGATGGGGGAATGAATTGCACTCGGCCAGACTTGCTCGATAAGTGGATGAAGCGCAACGACGGTCTTTGGTGGAAAGCAAAGTTTGAGATCGTCGGCAAGCACAAAGACCCTAAGACCGCCGCACAGCTTGGCTACTACTGGGGGCTGTTGCAACCAGAGATATGGGAGCAGCTTGTCCGAGACGGCCACACGATCACCATAGAGGCTTTTGGCAAGCAAATAGAGATACCTTTCACCGCAGACTCTACACACGAAATGCTGACGGCTCTATGCGGTCATGTAGGCGATGGTGGTAAAGCTATAAGACTTAGCGATCCAGATATGGGCATTGGTGAGTGCATGAAGTTTATCGACGGCGTTCTGAATATCGCAGCGGACTTAGGGATGAACATGGATGGATTGAAGGCCAAAAGACCCGAACTGGGCGAATAACCAATAACTTTTAACAGGAGAAATCATGGACATTATCAAAGCATTGAAAGAGAACGAGAAACCCTTTGGCTTGATGTCAGAGGAATTGCAGGCGAAAACGAAAGAGATGGGTCGTGGTTGTTTCCAACTCTTTATGGCACATGGGCAATGGCTGAGATGTCCAACGCAAGATTTCAATAAGGATGAATTTGTCCCCGGCACTACCTACCGCCTCCTCGCCGACTACCAAGAGCCAGCAGAAGATGGTTATGAGACGATAGAAATAGTAAACGAAGAGGGTGCGCTGAAATACTTGCCAGAAGACAACGGTGAGGTGTGCTGGTTTATAACTACCGCACAGAGTGATGCCAACTTCGCCGGATACCTGTATGCGGATGCGATAATTTCTTCTATGCCGGTAAGGTACGACATTGACGGTGTAGGGCATCACAACTTCTACTTTGCAAAAGAAGACGCGTTCAGGACTAATATTCTCCGTCCCACTCACGTTGTATTTAAGAAGTAAGCCTTATATACCGTTGGCGGCGTACGCCAGCGGGACCAAACAGGCCGGGCGTTTACTTTGCAGTTCCCGCCCGGTCTTGGAATAATTTTTAAGGAGCAGCACATAGCAAGGATGTATGGCTTGGCGGGCCTAAGCTTCATCGCGGCGAACGCCTGTCAAGCCAGTAATTTTATAAATGATTGAGCGGTTAAATAATGGATATGGAAACCTTTAATTTTGTAGATATGGATGGCGTTATAGCCAATGTAAGCGAGGGGCTGCAAACATCGCTCGGGCTGCCAATAGTTCCGCCGACTGATTACAACTGGTGCGCCGACTTGGTGGACTGGTCGCTTCTTAATGCTGGTTTTTGGGAGGGCTTGCCGGTCTATGAAGATACTTTGATTGAAATGCAATCCCTTGAAAACACAATAATCTTAACGCATTGCTTTAGTGTTGACGCAATAATTGGGAAACGCAAGTGGTTGGATAGATATTGGCCTGGAATCGAAATGATAAATCTTGCCGATAAGTGGCTGATCGCTGGCCCGGGGCGGTGTTTGTGGGACGATTACCCTGTCCAGATTGAGCAATGGAATGAAGCTGGCGGCATGGGTATCTTGATAGAAAGGGCGTGGAATCGTGGAACAGCCAAAGTGGAAAAATAATTGCGACGTTAAAGGGTGCCCTAATATAGCCTTTGTTTTAATAAACACAGGGGAATTCAAAGGACGTAAGCCCTGTAAAAGTCACTACGATGAAATAAACAAAATCAGAGCATCTAAGATTTTAACCCCCTAACAGGAAACAGAATGGCAGACGGAAGAATGTTAAAAAAAGTAGTGTCGACCAGCAAGAAACTTGCGGCGTTAAAAACAGACTCCGCAAGGCTTTTGTACACTTGGATTTTGCCCCACCTTGACATACAGGGTCGCTTTTCCGCAGAACTTGATATAATCAAAGGCTCTGTGGTCCCCCGACTGAAATCTATGACATTGCCGAAGATTGAGAAATACTTGCAAGACCTCGCCGAAAACAAGCTGATTATATTGTATAACGTCAACGGCGATAGATACTTAGAACTCGTTAAATTTAAGGATTTTCAGAGACTTCGAGAGAAAAGAGAGGCGGTGTCAATCATCCCCGAACCCCCCGACTCCACCCCTACGCCTGACGAACTCCCGGAGTCCCCCAGCACAACTAAAGATAAGCTAAGAGAAGTTAAACTAAGTCTAAGTGAAGAAGAAGTTAAGTTAAGTCTAAATGAAAAACCAAAAAAACTTTTTTCTGCCTTAGATTTAGACCAACAAAAAAAGGCTATACAGTTGACCGAAAAACTTGAGAGGGTTTTTGAATACCAGACCCCAAATGAGAGAACCACTTTCAGGAACATTGTCAGGCACTTGCTTGATTGTGGAATGATCGAATCGGGGATGGTTTGGTTGAAAGAAGTTTTACAATGGGGCAGTGATAATGACAAACCCCAACTGGACATGAAAAAATGCTTTGTTTCAAAAGTAATAAAACTATCCGGGTTTAAGAAGAAAGCAGAGGGGTAAAATGAAAACAAGAGAGATTGTAAAAGCGTGGCTTATAGCCAATGGTTACGATGGATTATGCGGCGAAAATTGCGGGTGCAAAATTACGGACTTAATGCCGTGTGATAGTGCGGATGTTTCGCAATGCGTCGCAGGGTACTTGCACAAAAGAGGCCCAAAATGCGTTAATCCTGACTGTGAATATGTTGACGATGGTTGTACTTTCTGCATACGGAGCGAAAAACCATGACCCCCAAACAAAAAGCATCGGCAGCGTTTTCAAGATACATAAGACTTCGCGACGCATTAGAGTACTGCCAGATACACATGATCGAGACTCGGCAATTTGCAAGGCCAGAGGACATAATCGGCGTATGTTGCACCTGTGGGACTGTCAAGCGGTGGATCAAGATGGACGCGGGGCATTTTAAGCCCAGGGGGATCGGTGGCGGATCAGGGACATACTTCGACGAGAGAAACGTACATTTACAATGTAAGCGATGTAACGGCTTCGAGGGCGGGCGTGTTCAGGACTATGAGGAATTCATAATTGAGAAATACGGACAGGGTGTACTCGAAGAATTGAACATAAAACATCACATCCCCGGACGAATGGGGGATGTGGAATATCAAATACTCGAACAGCATTACAAAGAAGAATATAAGAAACTTTTGAAAGGGATATAATTATGGAAGACAAGCCAAGTAGGATTAGCGAGAGAAAGTGTAATGTTGTGGCGATAATGGGATACGATACTTTCCATACAACAGAAACAGTTGGCCGTATTGAGTTTTATACAAAAGGCTGTGTTAGTATCCAAGTGAATCCTTTTTTCATGCGGTCAAGTCTGGGCAATACGATTGAACTGTCCGAGAAAACAGCAAGGGCGTTTGCTAACGAGATATTGCGTCGATGTGATATGGTCAAAAAAGCTAAGGCAAAATAAAGATATAGGAGAATAGACAAATGAGACGCCCCAAACTAAGCCTAAAAAATCTAAGCTGGCCTGTCGTATGGATAGTGATAGGGCTACTAATGTTTTGGGCGTCGTTGATAAGCGGTTGTGTGACTGTATATGACCAGACGAATGTATTTGTAATTGAGCCGGTAGTTGAATTGGAGATAGAAAAATGAAAGTATGGATAAGTAGAGATAAGGGGCTTACGGGTTGTATCGAGATTTACATAGAAGAACCTGAGATCGGAGATATGGGGTATTACGGCCCCAAAAAACGCAAAGATGGTCATAGTTCTGGCAGGTATGAGCCCGACGTATTCCAAGCCCTTTTCGGCTCCACACCCCGCAAGGGAACATGCAAACAATACAACCTTACGCTGGAGGAATTGAAATGAAATACTTCGAGCGCAACCACGACTACCTGCTTGAATTAGCAGAGGACGAAACGATTCAGGTCCCGATAACCCAATACGCTGGCAATGATTTTATCAGCTTGGGGATGGGAACTATAACAATCCGCAAGCATTACGCATGGGATGGTTCAAGCATACCGTTCAAACGCCTTGCTCAACGCCTGACATTCGGGAAATACGACCCTGACAAGTACTGCAAAGAAGCAAGCCTTGTCCACGACGCATTTTATCAGCTAATGCGGTCTAAATTGCTCTCACGCAGCCACAAAGACTCCATAGACCGCCTATACGAGAGAATGTGCATAGAGGGGGCTACGAAGATTATCTTTGACGAGAGCCATGCAGCGAGAATAAAAATACTCAAATCAAACCTAACAAACAAACAAAAAACCCGAAAATTGACATCGCTGACTAAAAAGCAGAACAGACTCCTTAATGGGCTACCCGGTTGGGCTGCACGTCGATACTGGGCTGTTAAGCATTTCGGAGCGAGAACATTAAAGCCGAGATATTATCCGGAAAAGAAAATACTTGAAACATGAAAGGAACGTGAGATATGAGTAATAGAATAAAAGTAAAACCAGAAGGTCGTGAGGGCGTTTACACCTGTGAGAAAAAGGATATTATCGAATGGCTTGAGCAGGGCGATTTGGATATGATACATAACTATATCCCCGGGCCTATAATGCTTGGTGCTGACTGGGCGAAATCGCAAGTCATTGAGGCGATAAACAAATCCCAACGAATAGGAATCCTGACAGGAAGTGCGTTGGCGGGAAATATGCGACACAGCCTATCGGTCATAGTGGGCAATGAACTGAAAATGTTTGACATCGGCGAAATAACCAGCGATGACTTGGAAATAGGAGAATAACCCCATGAAAGAACTAAGCGACGACCAATTAGCAGTAGCGATACCGACAGCGTTCCCGGAGTTGTTCCCGGATGCGTGGAAGCATGACTGGAATGACGATCACGGAAACAGTGGCACAAAATGTCTCGACTGTGGTATGAAATGGTATGCTTACGCCATTAACCCGCACAAGAATAGACAGTGCCCAAAGCCCACCCCTATCGTGATAGACTGGAATACCGCCCATAGGGTGGTGCGGGAATGTGATTCGTTAAAGGTTAGAGAGCAACTAATGACAATGTGGCTTGAAGCGGGAGTTGATGGCAGTTACTGGGAATGGCTTATCTCTATCGCCCTCCCTGCCGACTACCTCAGAGCAGCCCTATTAGCTAAAGGAGCGGAGTAATGGTACAGTGGGCCATAATGATACTTGGCGGCCTGTCTATATGGCTGATTGCTCGCAAGAGTAAGTGGGGTTACATACTTGGGCTTGCATCAGAGCCGTTCTGGATAATAACCGCAATACAACATAAACAGTGGGGCATCTTAGTCTTGTGCGTGTGGTATGCTTACGCTTATGGATTAGGCCTTAAAAATAATTGGCAAGCTAAGGAGGCCGGGCAATGAAGCGACGACACTGCAAGTATTCAGCCAAGATCGACGGAGAATGGCTATGTGTCCACGAAGATGTATTGGCCGGTGACGTATCGCCATTATGCCAGCTATGTATTATCTGTGAGGGTCGCCTCTACATAAGGCTCTGGGAGTGCTTGAAGAAAGTGGGGCGAAGATGAGTAGTATGGGAGACACACCGTTATTTGTCAGGACTAAGTGGAAATGCGTTAATTGTGAGCATGAAGTCGAAATAGTCAATGCTGACTGCTTGGATATGGGCATTGCTGAATGTGAAAAATGCGGAATAAAGGGATTAAGAAAGGTAGAGCTGAAATGAGTACAGAAAACCGAACGCAAGAAATAAAATCAATTCTGCTGTGGCTTAGCCGGTCGATGAAAAAGTGTCGTGGCAGTGACCTTGAATGCTTGATTAGATTCTGTGATGACCCAATCAGCCCATGGATAGCCATAACGCCAGAGACGATGCCGAAAGAAACAGGCGATTATTGGGTTATACGCGAGGGAGTCGCAAGGCCTGAAATTAGGACTTTTGAAAAATCGAATCACTTATGGATAGCGGTTTTTCCGACAGACCCTAAAATCACCCACTACATGCCAATACCACCGCTACCAGAAAAGAAATAGAATATTATGCTTGACGTAAATCTACTAACAGCAAGAGAAACGGCGGAGGCAATGAACATATCGCGCAGGACGTTTGAACGCTGGCGATCTAAAGGTATCGGGCCGGTAGGCAGGGTGATCGGGAAGAAAACATGGTGGACGCGAAGCGATGTATTGGCTTGGGAAGAAAACCTGGCTAAAGAGAATCAACTGAATCCAGCTTTGAGGTGAACAGTGAATATCGGCCTTATGAACATTGAACCAAAGATACAGAACACCGCTTATATGCAAATTTCGTATCATCACAAGCTGAAAGGCGATACCGTCGAATGGTACGACCCAGCCAGTCAATACGATACGATCTATTGTTCAAGTCTGTTTCGGTTTACTGACAAGTCAGACGTGCCCACGCAAGCCCTGTGCGGCGGCACTGGCTTTGATCTCACAACTAAGCTACCGTTTGACTGCGAATTAGATTACAGCATCTACCCAGAGTGTGACCGGTCTTTTGTGTGGTTCAGTAGAGGTTGTATACGAAACTGTGCTTTTTGCGTTGTCAGAGAAAAAGAGGGTGTTATAAAATCTGTTGATCCAAAAAATCTCAATCCCACCGGAAGCCATGTCGTTGTAATGGATAATAACTTTTTTGCAAACTCTAATTGGAAAAAGGCTTTATGGCAATTATGGGAATGGGGGCAGCCAGTAGACTTTCAGGGCGTAGACGTGCGATTGTTGACCCATGAAATGTGTCAATTCCTTAAAGTTACGAGACGTTATAAACAAATCAAGATTGCATGGGACGACCCACGCCAAAACCTTACAGGTGCGATCAGGGAATTATTGCGATATATAGCACCAAGTAATGTCATGTGTTACGTTTTAATCGGCCATAACTCGACCCTTGAGCAAGATATTTACCGTATAAAAAAGTTGCGCGAATTAAAAGTATCGCCTTATGTAATGTGCATGAATCGCCAAGATAAGCACCAGAAGAAGTTTCAAAGATGGGTCAACGGTTTCGCTTTCAGGAATGTAAAATGGACAGCTTTTACAGCCCCCCAATAACCTCATCAAGTTTAGAAACAACCCGATCTTCCGTTTCAATATTGACACCGATATACCTTTTGGTGGTCTTGAAGTTCTTATGTCCAAGATGTTCTTGAAGTACCGCAGAAGATTCCCCTTTATCAGCCAGCAATGACACCGACAGATTTCGCAGATAGTGAAAGTGGAATTTTGGTAAGCCTGCCTTTTTCCGGCTTTTTTCCCATTCTTGACGCACTTTACCATCCCAAACATTGCTAAATAGGCGGGTGTTTTTGGGTGGGAGCGTCGAAATGTAATCAATTATCTTTTGTAAGGCTTTGTCACCGAGTCTTTTAGTGATTATTTCTCTGGTTTTGACTTCGTAGAGATAGACAATCCCAGTTTCAAGATCAATACGGCAGTCAGCATCGGGCAGCAGCTTGATACTCTCAATAGCAGATCGCCGCACTCCGAGAGCAAGGGCAAGCACCATACGCGCGTAGAGCGAGGGGCAGGACTTTGCGTAGTTGAATAGGCTGATAAGCTGATCGGTGGTCGGTGGGATGAAAGGCCGCTTGATAGTTTTGAGCATTGTCCAAGTGATACTTTGGTTGTTGTAGTGATTCTTCACCAGCCAATTATGAAAAGCACGAAGATTCTCAAGGTCTTTGTTGACAGACCTATTGCCAACAGCTTTCTTGCGGATCCTGATATAAGACTCTATGTGCTGTTGGCAGAGTTGTTCTGTGTTCCCGATAGTCATAGCCTTATCGAATTGTGCAAAGGTGTTCTCGATTTGGAACCGCGTAGCGGCGGCGATGTCCTGAGCCTCTTTTGCAAGAAAGTATAAGTGGATAGCATCAGCCCAACGCAAGCCGGTGACGCCTTGCCAGTTCTCGTAATTGAGTGTGTACGACATGAAGCACTTCCAGAGATTCGCTTCGCGTTTGCTGGGGAATGCTTTCGCGATTCGCTTGCCATGCATCCAATACTCACCATACCAGCGTTTCCGTCGCTCTCTGTACCATATACGAATTTTCTTCATTTATTCTGTGGCTTTTGGTAGTTCTATGGGCTGCCAGTGGGTGACTTCAAACAACCAAACGCCTGTCACGGGATTCACCCAGTAATTATTCCCGTTGTATTTACCGACAGCAAAGTCTAATGTGCATTGGTTAAATACTAAATATTTTCCGTTCACTTCCGGCATTGTCTCTGGCGTTACGCTTATCCACGGACTCGGACAGGCTTCAGTACCAGCCATAAATGCTTTCTCGCAACCTTTTCTTAGATCCCTCGCAATCGGGCCTCGCTCCATTCCTGACGGCAACGGATATTCTTTATTAAACCATAACCCAAACGCCTGTTTCAGTTCTTCACTCATAATCCTATCCTTTCAGCCCGGAGGCGGTTAGTTAAATTCGTGTTCTTCGCCCTCGCAGATTTCTCCATACAGGTCCAGCTTTACAATTTCTAAGGCTCCAATAGCTTCGGCATTGTTTATATCGCCAGCGTCTTTATGTATTTTGATTACATTGGTGACTCTATCTACCAATGCTTGTGCCCCGACGCTCTGGTTGCGATCCAAAAGTTCCTTGTAATCTGCGATCAATTCCCGGACATCTGGGCAATGACCTTTGTCGCCACCCAGAGCGTAAGCTATTTCTAATTTATTTAGTTTGTCCGCATCCATAATACACTTCCTTTCATAAAGAGAGACCGACCGAAGCTGCTATGCAGTGCGGGAGCGTTCCCGGAGTGCCTTCGGCCAGTCTCATGTAAGTTTGTTTGGTACTGCATAGCATATATAAATAATACACTATAAAATCAAAAAGTGCAACAAAAAAATAAAAAAAAGATACCAGACAGATACCAGTAAACCGGACAGGTAGTGTATGGATTATGTTAAGTGCTGTAATCATAAAGGCTTATAAAAGCCAACGGTCGGAATCGAACCGACAACCGCTGGTTTACAAAACCAGAGAGAGGGTATATTTTTTTATCAAAACCGCACTCACAATAAAAATAATGCGACATAGTGCGACAAACCCCGCCAAACTGCGACACTAAAAAGATACCAAACCGATACCATTTGCTTTTATCGTGTTTGTGATGTATACTATGTTGTAGGAATAATTTTATGTACCGGAGAAAGAAAATGGCAGTATCAGCAGAAATGCCAAAATATGTGTGCCACAAAGAAGTGTATGCACTGAAAATCAAAAGCATCGACCATGATGACGCTGTTTCTGGTGGTCCTAATAAGGCAACAATTACACCAGAAGATGAGCGATATGATCCATTTGAGGTTGACGCTGCATACATGGAAAAGCATAAACCGGCTATAGGTGGGTACTATGTTGTTTACAAAGACGGATATAAGTCATTCTCCCCAGCAGAAGCATTTGAAGGTGGATATACTTTGGTTGTTTAGGGAGTGGCTTAGGTGGGTTCGATCCCCATCCCCTGTCTTATGGATTGTATGAACTGAAGGATTGAGCAAGTATGAGTAGAACAAATAGAAGACCCAGAAGAATAAATACTCACCAGTCGAAACTGAAGTATTGTCCGGGCAAAGCGGTTTGTGATATTTGCGAAAGGCTTACGGAATACAAGAATAAGCGACAGATGCACCCAGTACACGAAGGAAGAATATGAGATACCAAACAGTATTTGATATGCAATTTGGAGTAAAGCGTCAGGCCGATTCGTCCATGGTGAATGTGTCGTGCGCCCAAGCTGCTCCGATGTTCCATGGTATTCCTATACGTTTTAGTGAGCATTGCGTGGAGCGTAAGCATAAAGTCAAGCGATGGAACAGACTTAACCGTCCATCAAAAGTGAGACACAGGTATACAGAAAGGCCATGTGCATACAAACTTGAACCGCCAATGGTTGACCAAACAACAGTGCTATGCCATCCAGATTTCGAGAAACAACTGGAAAAGATGAGGCTAAACTAACCCAACCCCCAGAGGTAAAGACATAAGTAGTTTTTGCTCTTTATAACCGAATACCGGCTGGCCGATGTATACTCCTCCGAGTGCATTGTCAGCTTAACTGGCATTGACGTGCCCCCGGCAAGGTTGCTACGGGTGTCGTGACGGGCTGAAATGGGATACGACGACCCTACTGTGTAGGTGAGAGCGTTAAGAACATATTAAGCCCTTTGCCAGTATTTTTGAACTATTAAGGAATATTTAATACATGACAAGAAGACACGATCCATTTGAGCAATGCTTAAAAGAAGTGACCAGTGACAAGGCAAAACGCGAAATCAGTGTTAATCGCAATGTAGTGCGGGTCTTGGTGCATGAGATAGTCAAGGATGATCCCCCTGGAACCGATTTAAGGCCGGGGTCGACAAGTTTAAGAAAACGCCCGAAAGAAGTGACCCAAGAACAATCTAATAAAATTCTCCGATATGCCCGAAGAGTATTACGAGAGGTGCTAAATTGAGAAGCATGACTTTAACCGAACAAGTTGAGACGTCCGAAAAGCATCCGGTCACGATAAAGCGACTAAAAGAAGTTGATATTATGCTGAATATTGCCCTTTTCTTGGAAAGTCAATTCAATTCACCTCCGGCAAACATACCACCATTGAGCAGCGGAAAGAGAAAATGAAAAATGGATTGCTTCCCAGAGATAACTAAACAGATCACAGGCACAGAATCTTTCTTGCTCCAGTTGATAGACAAGGACAGCACAATCGATCAGGAAACGAACCGGGATAAGGCAATAGAATCCCTTGAGGTGTTCAAACAAGATATGAAAGAACTGCAAAGGAGCTTTGAGTAATGATAAAGCGATGGATAGCAAAGTTGTTAGGCAAGCGGTTCATAGCTTGGGACATGGCGCATGGCAACGATTACAGCGTAAAGGTGACAGGGCACAAGCACAATGGCATAATCTATATCGACGAGATAGAGTATTTCAATTAAAAACTAAATACATCGGGTAGTCCTCGACAGGCATGTTGAGGCTCGAAGAAACAATCAAAGCGGTCGTTAGGGACCTATCTCCTTGACGATCGCTTTTTTTGTGCCCGAAAAGGAGACAAGCTATGAGTATTCAAGAGCTTGAGGTGAGGTTGCGCGCGTTGGGCGACGAGGGGGAAAAGATCCTCAAGGCCGCCACGGACGAAAAGCGCAAGCTGACGGACGAAGAAGACGCCCGGCTGAAAGAGATCGACGCGGAGGTGGCCGAAGCCGGCGCCGACGTCGCGGACATCAAGAAGCGGGCTGCGGCATGACCACGGTGAAGGAACGCACGACGGGTCGAAGGTGCACTCGGCCCTATCCATGAGGCAAAGGCGTGTCACGATCCGCTTTCGCATTGGTGGTAGCCCCAGGTTAATGAGCCGCGTAGCTTAAAGGTAAAGCACCGTGGATGACACGGAAGA